GACAAGGTGGCTTCATTAAGTTACCGTCAGATTACGAAGAAGAAGTATTATATAAGAAAAAAATAAGTTATTATTAAACCTTTATCATGGCTATTGAAAAACAAAGATACCAAACTGGAGGGGAAGTACAGCCAGAACAACAAGTCGAAGCTGAAGAAGGGCTTACCGTAGAACTTCCAGAAGAAGCGAACATTGCTGGAGAGCTAGTAGATCAGTTTCAAATTGATTCACAAGGTCAAATAGTACCTATGTTACCAGATATTATTCCTCCAGAACTAGAACACAATATCAATATAGCTAATATAATGGACGAAAGTCAGTTAGGTGTATTGAGTAATGAACTTTTAGAAGCATACGACGAAGATAAAGCATCTAGAAAAGATTGGTTAGATGGATTTACCAAAGGTTTAGACCTACTTGGCATCAAACCAGAGGACAGAGATGAGCCTTTTCCTGGAGCAACAGGAGTTACACACCCACTTTTAAGTGAAGCATGTACTCAGTTTCAGGCACAAGCGTATAAAGAACTGCTACCATCAAATGGACCAGTCAAAACTCAAGTAATTGGAGCAGAAACGCCTGAAATTTTAGCTCAATCTCAACGTGTGAAGGAGTTTATGAACTACCAAATCACAGATGTCATGGAAGAATACGATCCAGACATGGATTCTTTGTTATTTTACCTACCTTTGTCTGGTTCTGCGTTTAAAAAAGTCTATTATGACAATATTTTAGGTCGAGCAGTCGCTAGTTTTGTAAAAGCAGAGGATTTAGTCGTATCTTACGACACAACTAACCTAGAAACTAGCCCAAGAATCTGTCATGTAGTCAATATGACAGGAAATGACATAAGAAAAATGCAAATTAACGGTATTTACCGAGATATTGACCTAAATAACGCTAGTTCAGTACAATATGACCAAGCAAAAGAGAAAATAGACGAATTACAAGGACTTTCTAGACCAGCTAGTGACTATAATGAGTACACTATCCTAGAGTTTCACGTTGATTTAGAGCTAGAAGGTGTTGATGATTACGATTACGCAGTGCCTTATATAGTTTCTATCCTAGAAGATTCAGGAGAAATACTAGCTATCCGTAGAAACTGGAATCAAAACGATGAACTTATGAAGAAAAAAGAATATTTTGTTCATTATAAGTTTCTTCCAGGATTAGGTTTCTATGGCTTTGGTTTAATACACATGATAGGTGGTTTAACTAAATCAGCTACTTCTATACTAAGACAACTTATAGACGCAGGAACACTTTCTAATTTACCTGCAGGTTTTAAAGCTAGAGGTATGAGAGTTCAAGGTGAAGATGAACCACTACGTCCAGGAGAGTTTAGGGATGTAGATGTTCCAGGAGGAACAATCAGAGATGCACTATTACCTCTACCATATAAAGAACCATCAGGTGTATTAGCTCAACTATTAGGTGTGCTAGTAGATTCTGGTAGAAGGTTCGCATCAATAGCAGATATGCAAGTTGGCGATATAGGTAGTCAACAACTACCTGTAGGCACAACAGTAGCTATGTTAGAACGAGGTACTAAAGTTATGTCAGCTATACACAAAAGACTACACTTTGCACAGAAAAAAGAGTTTCGTCTACTAGCTAATATTTTTGCTAAATCTCTACCACCTAGCTATCCATACGAAGTAGTTGGTGGACCTAGAGAAATAAAACAAGTAGACTTTGATAATAAAGTAGACATCATACCAGTAAGTGACCCTAATATATTTAGCATGTCACAAAGAGTTATGTTAGCTCAACAACAACTACAGATGGCAACTCAAGCACCACAAATACACAACATGCGAGAAGCGTTTAGAAGAATGTACGAAGCACTCGAGGTGGAAAATATAGATTCTATTTTACCCCCTCCAATGGAAGTTCCTCCTCGAGACCCCATCTCAGAACAACAGGCAGCACTTACAGGACAACCTATACAGGCTTTTGTTTTTCAAGACCATGGTGCGTATATTGCAGCACACTCTGCATTTTTACAAAACCCTATGGTTGCTCAAAACCCACAAGCTCAAGCTGTTATCGGAGCTAATATACAAGAACACTTAGCCTTCCAATATAAACAGCAGATAGAACAAGTATTAGGGCAACCACTACCAGACCTACCTTCAGGTCAAATGCCTCCAGAGATTATGAACCAGATAGCAGGGCTCGCAGCACAAGCAGCACAAGTAGTTACTGGACAGCAACAAGCTATGGCTCAAGCTCAACAAAATGCACAGATAGACCCTATAGTCCAACTCAAAAGAGAAGAATTAGCACAAAAATCTCAATCAGATACTTTACGAGCACAGGTAGATCAAGCTAAAATAGAATCTAGTGAAGCTATCGCTGAGATGAAAATAGCTCAGGATCGTGAAGAAGCCATGATGAAACAAAAAGCAGACTTGGCTAAATCATATTCTGAGATATTGAAACAAGTTAGGGAAGCTGATTTAATTAATAGGAACTAATATGAAGATGAAGAAAAACGGTAAAATGAATCGTGGCGGTGGCGTCAAGAAAAACGGCAAGATGAATCGTGGCGGTGGCGTCAAGAAAAACGGTAAAATGCAAGCTGGTGGTGGTGTTAAGAAACCTAAAATGAATAGAGGTGGTGGCGTCGGTGGTGGCAGATCCAATCCTAATAGCGTAAAAATGCCAATAAACGGTAAAAGACCTAAAATGCAGAATGGTGGTGGCGTTAAAAAGAAAAGACCTAAAATGCAGACTGGTGGTGGCGTTAGAATGACAGCAGCACAAAAGTTAGCAAAGATTAAAAAACTCCTAGGAGGGTAAATGAAAGACAGTACTAAATATAAAAAAGTTGAAGTATCAGCACCTGATAGACTAGACTTAGGTAATCCACCTTTAAGGTCTGGCGAAATACTTTATAAAAAAGTTTTTGGCATGGGTCAGTCAGAAGTTAAAGGTAAAGGTAAAGCAACTCAAGGAACAAAGTTTAATACAGATTGGTCTGGTAAAAGGTAGTGATTAACCGTCCTGCTATAGCAAACCAATTAAAAGGTGGTAAAAAACGTGGCGGAATATCGAGGAAAAAAAGTTACCTTAAACAAGCCAAGAAGAATAAAAAAAGGCGATCCAGGGTACGGTAAAAAAACTAGAGAAGTTTTTGTAAAAGATCCTAAAAATAATAAAATAAAAAGAGTGACATTCGGCGACCCAAACTTAGGAGCTCATCCTAACGATCCTAAAAGAAAAAGATCATACTGTGCACGTAGTAAAGGTTTAGGCAGTGATAGAACTAAAGCAAACTACTGGTCAAGAAGACAGTGGAAGTGTTAAATGGATTACGTTTACTTAACTCAAAAAATTCTTAAAAACATAAGAGCACGTCAAGAAGAACTCATAGAAGTTGTGAAGACAGGTAGTGTTCAAGATTGGAACCAATATAATAAAGTAATCGGTGAACTGTCAGGTCTCAGTTTTACTGAGAATGTGATTTTAGACCTGCTAAGTAAGGTAGAGAAAGATGAGTAAAGAAATCCTATTTGGGGACGGTAAGTCTAAAACTGTTCCTGATCACGTAAATAATTTTGAAGATGTTGCTAAAAAACTTCCTGATGATTTAAAATATACACCAGAGAGTGTTCAAGAAGATAAGTCTCTCCGAGATCAGCTTCCTACACCGACTGGATATAGATTAATGATTCTACCCTTTGTTCAAAAACAAACAACTAAAGGTGGGATTCTATTAGCTACACAAACTTTAGAGAAAGAAAGACTAGCTACTAATGTTGGTTTCGTAGTATCATTAGGTCCAGATGCATATAAAGATGCTCAAAAATTTCCAGAAGGTCCATGGTGTAAGCCAAACGACTGGGTTATTTTTGGCAGATATGCAGGTGCCAGAATCAAAATTGATGGTGGCGATTTAAGATTATTAAACGATGATGAAATTTTAGCCGTCATAGATAATCCTGAGGATATACTAGTCGGATAGTCATCGCTACTTTTAGGAGTAATACATGGCTGAAACCGTGCAACAAGAAGATAACGTAGAAGTTCAAGTTGAACAACCTGAGGATCAAAGCTCAGAAGCAGAAGTTCAAGTTGAACAAACATCAGACGACAGTGATGAAGTCGAAGTAGCCTCTTCTGATAAAGATTCTTCCCAAGAGTCTAAAGATGAGGAAATAGAAAGTTATAGCAAAGGTGTCCAAAAACGTATAGACACGCTAACATTTAAGGTTAGAGAAGCTGAACGCAGAGAAAAAGCAGCAGTTGACTATGCTAAAGGTCTGCAAGAAAGTTTAAATAAAAATAAAACAAAACTTTCACAACAGCAGAAAAACCTTTATGATGAGTATAGTGCTAGAGTATCATCAGACTTAAAAGTTGCAGAAGACAACTATAAGAAAGCCTACGATCTAGGCGATACTGATGCCCTACTTCAAGCACAAAAAGATGTGGCTAGACTTTCAGTAGAAGCAGAAAGTTTGAAGAGAGTCAAACCACCAGCAGAACAAGTTGAGCAAGAAGTAAAACCTGTTGAACAACCAAGTGCAGAACAGCCTAATGTGGCTGCGAAGCCTGAACCTGATCCAAAGGCACAGGAGTGGGCAAGAAATAATTCTTGGTTTGGTCAAGATCTTGCTATGACAACGTCAGCTTTTGCTTTTCATGAGCAGATGACTGGCACAGAAGGATACGATCCAACTTCTGATGAATATTATCAAGAGTTGGATAAAAGGTTAAGAGATTCTTTTCCTCATAAATTTGAAGAAAGTGTTTCTCAAAACAACGTTCAAGATAATGTCGCTGTTTCTTCTAAAGGAACTAGAGGCAAAAAATCTGGACGCACTGTCAAGTTGACACCAAGTCAGGTTGCGATAGCAAAAAGACTAGGAGTTCCACTTGAAGAATATGCTAAGCACGTAAAAGTGTAAGGAAATAAAATGGCAAAAGATGATTTAAAAAACTCAGTTCGTGAAACTCGAGCTGCACAATCTCGGGACAGAAATGTCCGTAATAAACCTTGGCAACCACCGTCGGTTTTAGACGCACCAGATGCCCCAGAGGGTTATGTTTATAGATGGATCCGTGAATCCATGGTAGGAAATGATGATAAAGCGAATATGTCAAAACGTATTCGTGAGGGTTGGGAACCTGTGAGAGCAGAAGAACATCCTGATTTTGATACTCCTGTTGT